TCCCAGAAGCAGGGTGCCACCGTGACTACCACGAACTACAGCGACCAGATTCTCGGCGTCGTCCATGACCCTCTGGGCAAAGGCGTCGGCGTCGGCGAACGCGGCGTAGCCATGATTAAGGGCTACAAGCGCGTGAAGTATGGAACCGGCGCTGTCACCGCTGGCACCACCGTCGCCCTGTATCACAGCGGCACGGCTCTGACTGCCAAGAAAGCCACGGCTGGCGCGACGATTCTTCCCGGTGCCTGCATCGGCAATATCGTCGGGTCCAAGACCACGGCTCAGACCACGGTTCCCTGTTACGTTCGGGTGCGCTGATGAACCGGCTCTCCAAGAGGGAGCTTTTCAAACGAAAAGTAGCCCAACTGGAGGAAGAGATTGCGAATTTGCGGCGGGTGGCTGACGCGGGATATGCACTCGCGCAAGTCATCCGTCGCGTTCGCAAACCCAACACGATCGAAGAGTGTGGTATTTTTACCAGCCTATTGGACACTTCTCACGACGAACACGAAGCTCTAAGGTATATGGAGTGGGCCTACGGCAAGTACGTGAATCCGGGGATTATGAAGTTCCCGTAAGGAGGGGCTATGAAACTCTCTGATGTAACCAGCGATGTTGTCGCGATGGTCGGGAACCCTAATAAAACCACGCAGGCGTTCACGTGGATCAAAGAAACGATCCGCGAGGTAGCTGGGGACGGACGCTGGAACTGGCTCCTTAAAAGTCAAACGAACGCTTTTCCCTCTACCACCTACTACTTAGCTTTCCCCACTGATTGCCGGGAAATCATTGATCCCATTTACATCGACACCTCCCTGTCCCCTTCCGCTGGCTGGGCAACACCAACAGCGCCGTGGATTTTTGATCGGGTCGGAGCGCTCAGGCTTCAGAGCAACGAGTACAGGATTTCTACGTTTGGGATTGAGTTTATCTCAACGTATTCAACCGGAGGAATCTGGCTAAACTACTATCGAGATGTCACTCTTCCTACTAGTTCTGGCGACACAAGCGATCTCGATCTACCAAACGATTTTGCCTATCGTCTCCTCGTCTACGGAGCCGCCAGATTTGGGCTTGTAGGAGAAGATGACTATGATCGACTTCGCTTCGCTCAAGCTGAGTTTGAGAAAGCAAAAGCCGAAATGCGTGCGTGGGATAACCGGCGCGGAGTCGCCAACATGTCAAAGCGTGCGGCTGGAATTCGCTCTGAAAGTGGAGTTATCCCGGCATGGCCCTCCAACTATAGCCTATGAAAAAGCGACATAATGTTCCCGTAAAACTTGAGGGATATAAAGTGTCCGACTGGGAGAAAAAAGGGAGCGTAAACCTCTATTTTGAAGCGGATCACTCCGTTGGAACGCGCCCGGTACTTACCAAGACGAACCCGACTGCTATCGCAGACGCTTTGGCGGGAGCCGCTGTCGCCATCCACTCTTTCAACTCCGACACCGTTTGGGTATCTGGCTCCTCGCTTTACCTGAACGGAAACAACAAACACACCTACACGGCAACTCCAGTCCACTCTACGATGGCAGAACTCTATAATCGGCTCCACGTGGCTTTCGATTGGGAAGGGTCGTCTGAGATTATCGGGGTCTTGGATTCTACAGGGACATGGGCTGAAACTACAGGAACATACGATGGCGCCAACAAGGTTAAGGCAGGGGTGGTGTGCGAGCACCGAGGCATTCTGTTTTGCGCCAGAATGAAAGAAGGAGCAACCCAGTATTTACATCGCATCCGATGGAGTAACTACGGGGATGCACAGGATTTCGACCCTTCCGGGGATGGAAGCTACGACAGTTATGAAGACATTGGAGACGACACTGACCCGATCGTAAATCTTGTTTCGCTAGGAAACGAACTTATCATCTTGAAGAGGCGTTCCATTTGGGTAGCGTCAGGTATTGCCTCAGACGTAGTTGCTCCCGAATACGTGCGACAGCTTTCGGCAGAATATGGACTTGTTGGCCCCAGAGCCGTGACCCGATACCACAACGGCATTATCTTTCTTTCCGATGTCGGTCTCATTTACACCGACGGTCACACTTTTCGTAACATGGACGAAGACTTGTGGCGCTGGATCAGGCCCACGTCTACCCTCACAGACAACTGGAGAGATCAGTACGTCCTCTGGCACGAAAGGCTTCGGACGCTTTTTGTATATGACGAAAACACAGGGGTCATGTATGCGAGGACGAACGGGGAGTGGAACGCGTGGATCTACGGGGCTCCTGCCGCTCTTATCCGAGCATTTGATTTGCTTGGAGACGTTTACTTTGTCACCACGACCTACGGTTTCCTGAAACTTGGTCGTACGCCGGGAACGTCTGCTTTGGACGTGAACGGGGCGACAACGTACAACATCGCACCTATTTTAGATATTGGCTGGCAGGATTTCGGAGCCGCTTCGCGAAAGAAACTGTTCAGAAGCGTGTACGTTAACAGAGCTACGTCCTCGCCAGCAGACCATGGTATGTACACCGTGACCACATATAGAGACTTGACGGCTTCCGATACGTCTACCGACTATCTGATTAACAATCAGGGTTGGGCTGACGTTGACGGCTCTGCGAGAAAATGGAAAGCCGTAGTGACGCTGACTCGTCCGGGCACGGACACGATGGACATTGATGACATGACGGTTGGATTCGTACTCGCTGGAGGCGTGTAATGCCGCGTTTCTCGCAGATTGAAGTCGAAGAGATTCTTGCCAGATCAAAGACTCTGACTGGCATGTATCTGACCGATTCCGTAGCTCCAGCGGCTCCGTCCGTGTCTGTTACGGCTGAGTTCTCTTCCGCTGTTGTCGTCATCTCTATGGCGTCACCGCCCGATGATTTAGCTGGCTATTCGGTTTACCGTCACACCGCAGATATCAGCGGAGCTTCCACTAAGGTTGGGGCGGTGTTAGCTGGCTCTGATGGAACTGCGACCTTTATCGACACGACGGCTGACATCGGTACAGCTTACTACTACTGGGCAAAGGCGATCGACCATTCGGGGAATATCAGCGGTTTTTCTGCGACGGCTGGGCCAGTAACGCCTATTCAAGTCCAGTCGGGGCAGATTGCGAGCGGAGCCATTAACGTCGCGGCAATCTTTGCTCCCGGAGTAGTCGATGCTGCGGCGATTGCGAACAACGCTGTCACTCCGATCAAGACTTGCCTTGCCGCTATTGACACTACCAGCGGCTGTCTTACGGCAAACTCTGTCGTATCCTGCAACATTGTAGCTGGAGCCATCTGCACCTATCACATTATTGCCGGGGCTGTAACAGCCTGCACCATAGCGGCTGGAGCTATCACCGCGAGTAAGCTCGCAGTGGCAGCTCCCGGAGCTGCCCTCAACCAAGACCCTAGTATACTGGACCCTGGTTCTTGGGGAATTCACTCAGGCACGACGCTTTTGTTTTGTTCCGTCACTGATGGAAAGGTGGGGAACTATACTCTTAGAAGCAGTACCTCGGCAGTGTGGGCCTGCGAATGCAAAGCGATCCCCCTTGATCCGAATAAGTCGTACCGCATCAGGGCTTGGGCGAGAAAAAGCTCTGCGGACGGACGGTTTTATCTTGCCATAGCACTTCAAGACTCCACTGGAGCCAATATCACCGGAGACGGAAGTTGGTGGAGTTACGATGCCGCCTCAAGCGTTGTTCCCGGAGATGTGTGGACGGAGTATTACGCTGTCGTAGGATACGGGACAGCAAATACGTTCCCGTCGAACGCGAGAACGATGAAACCGGGTGTCATTCTTAATTATGGCGGCACAACGGGATACATGGAAGTTCAGGACGTTCGCATTGAAGAAGCCACCCCTTCCACCCTGATACAAGACGGCGCGATCACCACGGATAAGTTGACGGCAAATGCCGTCACAGCCGCGAAGATTTGTGCCGGTGCCATATCTACCTGTCACATCTCCACAGTCGGGCTTTGCGCCAACTGCATCAAGGCTGGATGTATCCTGTCAACGAACTGGGGAACTTCGGCTGGCTCATGCTTTAACTTGGACTCTGGCACCTTCTACCTCGGAGGCTCAAGTGCGCCCAAGCTCTCGTGGAACGGATCTACCCTCACCGTGAACGGCGTTGTATGCGCGACTTCCGGTTGCTTCTCTGGGACGATTACCAGCACGGCGGGAAGCATTGGCGGGTGGACGATTTGCAGTGGTTGGCTAGGTTCAACTGTTGGGTCGAACTCGCTCTATTTTCGCTCAGATCGCCCGGTCATTTACACATACGGCACCAACGGAACGGTTGGCTCCTATGCGATGATGGGCAAGCTATACAAATGCGGCTCATATCAGAACGCCTACGGTTTCTCCGCGACTCAAACGGAGCCGGGTGATCTCGCCTTCGGTGCCGGGCTCGTCACGGGCGCATCGTTCTATTTGCCGGATTGCCCGTCTACGTGCTGCCTCACCAGCGGTTGCCCGTTCTTCTGGGTTGGTACAAGCACGTCATACATGAAGTGGTATAACGGGCTCCTGACGCTGAACGGGGCGTTCAGGATCACGCGCACGGCAAGCGACATATCAAGCGCATGGATTACTCTCTGTAATACGTGCTCCAACTCGGGGCAATACTGCTTGATTTACGTATACTCTTGCGCATCGTTGCCTATTTATGCGTATACGACTCAGAATACCGCTATACGTGCATCCGCCGTTGGCAATATTGGCCTATACGCAACGACCGACGCCAACATAGCAGTCAACGCGTGTGCTGCGGTTAGTTATGGCGTCTGTGCTCGTGCTATGTGCTGCTTCGGTGTTTTCGGCTACGCGTGCTCGTGTTACGGCGTATGCGGGCAAGCGTATTTTGCGTATCCGGTTGGTGGTAACGGCGCATACTACAACGCCTCCACGCGTGCCCTGAAAACCTCTTTCGAGTCCGTCGAAGTCCTCACGGCCCTGCGCTGCCTCTGCATCCAAAAATGGACTTGGAATGATGCGAACATGCGCGGGTTCGATGAGTTTATCGGCCCGGTTGCTGAGGACGTTCAAGCCGCTTTCCGTCTGACGTTCAATAATGACGGCGTGTATCAACTCGACGGTATCGCCCTGAAAGCGGCTCAGGAACTCGACCTGTGTATCACGGCGCAAAACGCCTGCATCTCGTCTCTCGAATCCCGCCTTGCAAACATCGAGGCGCGGCTATCTCAATGCGCGTAAAGGATTGAATCTCATGGGTGTGCAACTTGTACTTTCTCGGGAACAGAACGAAAGCCGTCTACCGCTCACCGAGGCATACGGGCGAATCGTGGACGTTCAGGTATCGGCAGACCGCGAAGAGGCGGCTATCCACGTTGCGATCTATGGCGACAAAGCTGCGAGAGACGCGAACGGCGCGAGCCTTCTGAAAAAAACGGTGTGGGTGAAAGCGTCCGATCTCACGCCCGCGAACCTCACGAAAGACGCTCTGAAGAAAGCCGCTTGGGAATATCTCATGTCTCGAACCGTCCAGTTTGGCGAGATCCACGACCCGGACGGCAAAAAGAAAATCGAAATCAATTTCACAGAAGGAACCCCTGTATTATGACGACAAAACCAGTGATAGACGGAACCATAGACGTGCCGCCCGGCATGAGTGTTGCAGACTTCAACGGTCACGCCTGCCTCGGCTTTTTCACTCCGTCAAACGTCTGCCCTGCGTTCCATTCTCCGATCTTGCCAGCAATCTCTTTTCGCGGCGCGAAGCATGACGACCTTGTGAAGAAATACGATTCTATTACCTGCGGGGGCAAAGTATGACCATCACAAAGAACACCGAAAACATCCTCTTCCGCGTCGGTAACGGCGGATTCGGGAAAACCATCGCGGCAACTGCGGTTGCGCGGGCGATCAAAGAGCAGTTCCCGAAATGCCGCTTGTATGTTCAGTCGAATTACGGCGAATGCTTCAAGGGTCTGCCGTTCGTCGATCGGTTCTACCCTCAAGTTCCCGCACCGTATTTCCGCGATCTCGTCGCAGAGTGCGAAGTCCTCGAAGCGGAACCGTACATCGACCTCGCTTTCCGCAAGGGGCGGGAACACCTGATTGATACGTGGTGTCGTCGCATCGGCGTGAAGCCACCGGCAGAGAAGCGCGGCACAATCGTTCTCGATGATTCCGAGAAAGCGGCGGCTGAGTCTGCGCTGGCTTCGTACAAAATCGACCGCCCACTTGTCGCCTTTCAGCCGTTCGGCGGCGTCTCGTTCCACGACCCTAGCAAGGGGCTCGATCCGTTCTTGAAGTTCCAAGCGCGTCACCTCTCGGTTGAGCAGGCGCAGGAAATTGTCGATCTTCTCGTGAAATCCGGTATAATTGTCCTTCAAATCAGTCTGCCGACCGAGCCGCGACTGAAAAACTGCTTAACGCTTGGCGATCAAGTTATTCCTCCTCGCGTTCTCTTCGCTCTCCTCGATCGTTGTACCTCGATCGTTGCCATTGATTCATTTTGCGTCCACGCGTGGGCGGCACTCGGGAAGAAAGACGGCGTTTTCCTCTGGGGGTATTCTTCGCCGCACCAATACGGGTATTCGGGCAACAACAACATGACGCTTTCCGGTGCCTGCGACACTCCGCATTGTAATCGCCCGGAAACACATCTCTCCGACGTGGATGGAAGCGGGCAACCGTGGAAGTGCTCGCACGGAAACGCGTGCATGAAATTTGATCTTAAAACAGTAACTGATGCCGCAATACGTTTTTGCTTCAAGGGGTTTCCGACAATGGACTCCGAACTCAAAACCTGATACAGTAAGCATAGGGGAAAATGAAATATGGGCGGGACGTTTAAAAAACTGTTCAAAGGCGATATCGGTGGCTTCTTCAAAGATGTTGGAAGCGGTGTAAGCAAAGCCGTACAACAGGCCGCTCCTGTTCTGCTCCCGCTTGCTGCTGGAGCTCTTACTGGCGGTGCCACGAACCTGCTTTCAGGTCTCGGTATTGGAAAGACCGCCTCGGGCATTATCGGTCAACTCGTCGGTCAGATGGGCGCGTCCGCTCTTTCCTCTGCCGTAGCTCCACAAGGGGTGTCTCAGCAGGAATGGGACATGGCTCGTCAAGCCTATCAGCAGAACCCCGGAGCCTTTTCACAGACGTTTATACCCCAGAAGGGTGTCGGTATGGACGAGCTTATCAAGCTCTACTCGCTTTTCAGCAACGACAAACCTGAAGCCCCCAAGAAGTTGGAGATGAAGGACATCGGCGGTAATCTGGCCCAACTGCCGTTCTTCTCCAATATGCAGCAGGTCGTCAACAACAACGAGATGAAGAAGGTTGGAGCCGACATCGCTGGAGAAAAAGAGCGCGTTCTCGGTCAGCCGCTTGGATGGGGGCAAAACAGGTATAACGCGGCGAGACAAAACCTTGAATTCTCTCTTGGCGAACAGAACCGAAAGAACATGAACCGACTCAACGCTTCAATGGCGAACAGAGGGTTGTCGGGCGGTGTCATGACGACGGCTCAGAGAGCGGCCATGCAGGACTATAACGACTCTCTTCAGCAGGGACTCAACAACCTGACTATTGGCAACGAAGATGCCATTCGACAGGATCGCACTCAGCAGAACGCCGATGTCGCCAGACTGCTCGGTATGAGCGGCGAAACTGCCAGTAACATCAACAACACGACCATGGACGCTTTCGGCAAGATGATGCAGGGTGTCGGGTCCAATATCGACTTGTACAACGCCCAGCTGAAAGGATACGACACTGACAGACAGGCGTGGTCAGACATGTTCGGCTCCATGGCTCAGGCTGGTTCTCAGTTTCAGCCCGCCTACAACCCGAACACCGGCCAACCAGTCCAGTCGTTCATGGGAAGCACGACTCCCGTATCCGACGCCGGTAAGGCTGTTGGTGGAGCTATCAACAACTGGATGACCGGAAAGTCAGATCCGGTCTCTGGTTACGTGAACTACTTCAGCAATCCCAATACTGGCGCTGGTCAGAAAGTCACGGATTTCATCAGTAATCCGTGGGGCACAGTCAAGGACATCTGGAACAACAACATTCCGACAACCATTACGGCTACGCCGAAGTTCCCCGCCAGCACTCCGATCCAGACCAAGACTCGCAGCGTCTGGGATCAAATCTACGGGAGGTAATGACAATGGCTTTCTATCACTGGGCTGGACCGGCCATGAAGGCCACCGTCGAAGGCAAACAGAAGGCTCGCGAAGACGAGCAGACCTCCCGTCTCCGCGAGATCCAGATGCAGCAGATTCTGGAATCCATCGCTGGAGCGAAGCAAGGTCGCGAATTCGATGCTTCCCGTTTTGGGTGGGAGACAGAAGATAGACCGATGATGCGCGACATTACCAAAACGAAGTTGGACTCAGCCCTGCAAGATATAACCAAAGGTGGACTAGAGATTGAAGGGATGCGACGCAAGAACGAGATTGAGGCCGCCCTTCAGCCCGGTATGTTGGAGTACGGGAAACTCGACCTTGCTGGGAAAACGAAACAGGCTCAGTTCGACTCTGAAAAATGGAGTAATCCAGCTTACGTCAACAGCATCAAGGAAGAGTGGCGTAAGGCTGGTCTTTCCAATCGCGAAATCGAAACCAGAATAGCTGAAAACAGGGCTCAAACCGCAGCCGCCTACAAGAACGCCGAGACAAATCGTCTTCGACTGACGAAAGAGTTTGCCCCTCAAAACCTAAAACAGTCGCTAGACGCAGCCAGTCTTGAGTTGGCCATAGCTCAAGGAAGCGGAGATCAAGCCAAAATAGACGCCGCCCAGAGAAAAGTAAATAGTCTTGCCGAAGCTATGGACTTCATGGCTAGAGCCACTAAAGGAAAACTGGACGGAGCTCCAGAGAAAACAGACGATCTTACAAACGAAAACATTATTGCTCTGAGAAATCAGGCTTTACAGATTCAGAAGGACAGACTGGCCAAACAGAAAGAAAAAGACAAAGAGTACGACGAAAGCTGGAATCCTTGGGCTCAAAAGGAAAGTGTTGGAGCCACTGACATCAACTCTATCGTAGACGAACTGCTTGAAAACCAGTTGAACATCAAAAACAAGATTTCTGGAGCAGGTGCTGCTCCATACGTAAAAGAGTCAGACCAGCAGGCCATTCGCGAAGTAACTCGTGGTGGAGGCGACGAAAACATCGAAAGAGTTAAGCGGCAGATGGCGGCTGGAGCAAGTGCCGGGACAGGTCAGGCTGCGTCTCCAGTAAGTCAGTTGACTCAGGCTTTCACTACTGGAGCGTCACAAATGGCTGGAGTCAATCCTCGGGAAATCGCCAGCGTTCCGCCCGAAATACTGGCTTTAGCGAATCCGGCAGACGTTCAGATGGCTCAGCAGATGGTGAACGAATCAAGGTCGCAGGCGGCTGGATCTATGTCTGGCATGGAGATTCCCGTCCTCACGTTGGCTGATGCTCTGACCATTATCGTTATGTCTAGGCGTCAGCTGCCGACCGGACCCTCTCAGGTTGAAGGCGTTGGCGCAACAAGTTCAGTTCCGACTTTCTCTCAAGGTTTTGGAGCCGTAAGATGAGCGTAAAGACTCCTCAAGAATATCGCAGACTAGCCGGTCTTGCCGCTGATCCAGTAGACAAAGCGCTGCTGGAGAGAGCTGCAATAGTTGCCGAGCAAGACGAAGTGCAGCGGCAGGGCGAAAAGTTCTTGTATCAAGGCACCCGTAATCCGGTAGTTCAGGCAGCTGAAGACATCACCGCCAAAGCGATCGACTGGGCTCCGATGATGGTTCCGGGAGTCGGCGGTCTTGTTGTCGGAGGCATAGATGCTGCTACCGGACACCTCCCTCGTCGAGCTTTCAACTGGATGACCGGACGAGAAGATTCGGGCGGTTCAGTTGGTCACGAACTTGCCGTTCAAGCCGGTCTGACGTTACCCGGCGTATTACAGGGAATGGGCTTGAACAAGGCGGCCATTGTCGGTAAAGGACTTGCCAGTTTGTTCGGAGCCAAGGTTATTGGAGACGTTTACAGCGGAGCTCAAGCTGACGTCCAGAACCTCGGTATGCAGCCGACAGTATCAAATACGTTGAGTCAGATGGTTACGCCGGGAGTTCAGGGTGTAACTCAGGGTGGAGACCTTCTCAACCTGTTCTATAACGCCAAGATGGTGGGCCATGGCCTTCAAGCTGGCGCTGCCGCTGAAATGGCTCGTCGTGGCATTCGTCCGTCCGAAATCGGGCCGAAAGTCGACAAGGCAATAGAAGGTCTTCCCTTTATGGGAAAGAAGGGACTGCTTCGCCCAGAATCCTACGTAGAAGACCTTGCTTCGCTCACCGACATGAGCAAGGCTGATCAATACAACGTCGTCAAACAGGATAATCTAGCCAAGCTCGATCCCGAGTCCAGAAGTGTTGTCGACTATATCGGAAAAGAAGGCGACGCTTTGTTTGATGGTAAGGATAAGGTTCAGATCAAGACGGACGCTCTATACATGCGCTGGCGCAGAGGCGGTCAGCTGGATGTAGCCATTGATAAAAACGGTCAGACGAGAATCGTAACCGAAGACGCTCCTCTTCAGGAAGGGGAGTCAGTTCATTCTGTCGACCTGAGCGGAACGTCTTGGGAAAACCTTCGTGACTCCACGTTTGCCCACGAGCTCACACACGCTCGCGGGAACATTGGTGAAGCTCAGGGTGACGAAAACCTCGCTTGGGCTGTTCAAACTCTTGCTCTGGAAAACCCGGAGAGATTCGAGATTTGGGCTGATAAAGCCAAACAGAAGGAAGCGTTTCAGGGTCCGAAGCCCCGCATCTCGCCGTCTCGTGGAGCCGAGTTACTCAACACTGCTCGTCGCCAGACCCGTGGTATTGAAAACCTAATGGCCCGAGAACGAGCGAATAAACCCATCGTCTCTCCTGAAGAGATCGACACCTTGTCTCGTATGTACGAGTATCCTCCTGATTACTCGGGAAAACCCATGGACCCTCTGATTTCGGCGAAAATCAGACAACCTTCCTACATGTCTTTCGGCGAAGAAGAGAAGCCGAGCTTTTGGAAGACAGTTAAGGGTGAGCGCGTGGAAGTTCCCGAAGAACGAGCCAAGGGCGGCGTCGACGTCGCTGAAGTTCGAGCGCGGGAAAGCATGAAAGAGGTTTCGTCCAAACCAACTCCTGATGTGCCGTCCAAACCAGCTGGAAGCAAGCAAGAGATCGTTCAGATGGTAGAAGACGCGGTTCAGGGTCGGGTCGAACTTGACAGCGGAGAGCTCGCTGAGGTTATCCGCACGAAGTTCACCGACTCGGATCGGGCTGAACTGTTCCGTATCTACGAGCTTCTGAAAGGAGAAAAGGGGAAACCTCGTCTGTCTGACGCCGAATCTATGGCCGAGGAAGGCGGCGCTGTTTTCTCTCCAGACTCGTTGCCTCGCATTCGCGGTGGCGTAGTTGAAGATGTCGCTGAAACCGGCCTTCGCGAAGCTGTCGCCGCTCTTGCTGAGAGGTTTCCGAAGATCGACGGTCAAATTCCTCAAGTCAGAACCATTCGTCCTCGCCGTCCTCTCGGCGTCTTCGCGTCTGGAGTCGACAACGACCCCGGATTGAAGAAGGAAATTTTTGATGCCGTAAAGCTCGGGGAAACCATTGAGGTACCCGAAAATTCCGCTTCCGCAATATGGGCGTGGTGGAGAGATAAAGGTAAGAAGGGCAACCGAAAGTCTCTTGAAGAGATATATGGAGAACGAGGTCTCGAACTGAAGCTTCGTGTTTCTCGCCCAGCAGAAAGCGTAACCATCAGGAATAAAAAGTCAGGTAAGCTGGAAACCATTCAAAGCGACGCCTTTAACGTGTTTCAGACAAGAGGTGATCCGCGCATCGAAAAGAAGATGGCGGCAAGCATCATCACGGCTTTCGATAAGTCTCAACCTGAGAAGTTGCGTCAGGCCGCTCGATTCACCGTTAAGATGGGGAAGCTGTTTAAGGAGTCAAAGACGAAGGAAGCGTCGAAACAGGCGTTCATCAAAGAGCTCGTCAACCTTCACTCGCCACCAAAAGACGCGGAAGGTCGAGATGAAGTTATCGCCCGTATCCGCAAGGAAGCCGACTTCATGTTCGAGTCTATCTACAACTACACTCAGAAAATGGCTCCGAACGAGAAGCGGGCCACACTGTTTGAGGCAGTCCAGACCTTCGACAAGGTTCTCGGAAACGAACGCGTGTCCGAGGACACCGTTTCCCAGCTTATCGAGAAGGGAGCTTTGTCGACTGACTTCATCAACACGCTCAAGGCTATTGGCGCGGAAAAGGGAAAGACGACCCCCACTCAGGAAGCGTTCCTCCACGTCAACGAGATCAAGCGGGCGTTACAGAACGGCATGGACCCGGACGCTCTTGGCGTTGAAGTCGACCCCGAGACCGGATACCTGCGGTTCGACAACTACCGCTTCGGAGAAATCTCGATTGAGAATCTCCGCAACTGGAATAACATTCGAGAGTTAAACCACCGCATCAGGAACATGACAGTAGCTGAGAAGAAAACTCGCTATGCCGACAAGCTGAAAGTGTTTGAAGAAAAGCTACTCCCCGACCCTCTTGCCGACGACATCCGTGGCGCTGGCAAACGTCAAACCATGACTGAAGACGGCTATCCGATCGACGTCGAGAAGGACGTCGAAGCCCCCGCTCGTTTCAATCAGGTTACTGCCGAGCGTGTCGAGGGACACATCGGGTCCATCTTGAATAGGTTTTCGGACGTCTCTGAGAAAATACCTGACGAGATCATAGACTTCATCGAGAACATGGTTCCCGAAAACAAATCCAGCTTGTATAGGGATTTGCTTAAAGAAGTCAACGCCATGAAAGACAAGAAAGCTGACCCGCTGTCCATATCGAAAGCCGTGGTCAAAAAGCTCAATGATCCGGTTTTCTCTTACATGTCGTTCGGCAAGCCTGAAGAAGCGACCTTCATTACGAAGGCTTTGCGCGGTATTGGACAGTTCTTGCACTACTTCGATTCGACCAGAACCTACTTCAAGGAATCTCTTGACGGTCTGGAGAACACGTTCGAGAAGTTCTTTCCGAACGATCAGAAGCGGGTCAGTGATTTTACTCGCATCACTCGTGAAGGTCAGGAACACGCGATCGACACGATTCCTCGTCAGGCGTTTGTCGAGGAGACGGCTTACAAGCACAAGCTCCCCGAGCTTCTGAACACTCTTGACCCCAAGAGCAAGTGGTTCACGAACGCCACCGACATCCTCGAAGGTAGACTTCAGGTGTCTGGCAAAGACCTTGAAATGCTGAAAGCCATCAAGGGCTTTCGAGACGAGATGACCGCTGCGTTCAAGGCTGACGGCATTGAATACGGCGATGCTGCGCTTCAGTCCATCAAGGACTGGGTGCCTGCCGAATTCAAGAAGAAACACGGCGGAAACGGGACGTGGATGATGGCGGCCTACAAACACCTTGCCAGCCTTACCGATATTGATCCTGACGCCGTTCAGTCCAGCACTCTTGCTGATGGCGTCCTGATGGCCAACAAGGCTGAATTCAAGGCTCTTGAAGATTCGTTTATGAAGATGCGAAGCGAGATCATCAACAAGAATCCTCACCTGACTCCGGGTGCTGTTGACGCCATCCTTCAATTTGATGTCATGCAGAAGCTCGGTCTTTACAACTATGACCTCGTTGGTCGCGAGAAGGCTACTGAGATGGCGAAGAAGATTCCCCTTGGTAAGCGCAAGTTCGACAACGTAGGGAATGCTGGCGAAACCGACATTCGCGAGTTCCTGCCTCGCTACGTCCAGATGACCTACAAGAACTATCCCGCGCTCAAAATGCGCGAATGGCTGATCAAGAACGTGTTCGATAAGAATGCCGACGTAGCCCAGACCCTGATGGCCGAAAAGAAATACGACCAGTTCCTGAAGGTTGCTGAAGCTCATCTTCGCAACGAATACATGTCTGGCATGGAAACGGGGGCGAACGAGTCCACGTGGCTTACTCAGATGGTGAAGAAGGTCTACGGTGCCGATCTGTCGAACCAAATCTTTCCGCATCAGGCTTCAATGGAATACCTGAAGCAGAAGATTTATCAGAACATGCTGACTCGCCCAGCGTTTCTGATGTTGAACAGCACCGATATTCTCATTAAGACGGCCATGTCCATGGGGTTCGGCAACTTCGTCAAGATCGTTCCAAAGATGTGGACTCGAATGTTGCGGAACATGTTCGGTTACAAGAAAGGGAACGACAAGCTCGTCGACTTCCTGATGGACAACGCCGGTTCCGAAGGCAACCTGCTAGCAAAGATGTCGGGCTCCGGTATCGCTACCGAAAAGGACGCTGGAGTTGTACCTGAAACCATGCGCAAACTGTTTGGTGATGTCGGCGGTAAAGGTTACGCCAAGGCTGCAAACGCTTGGAGTAGTCTTAGCAGCCTGTCAGAAGGACAGGAAAAAGCCAACCGGGCCGGTATCTTGGGAGCCACCCTTGAAAACATTCTCGTTCAGCGCCATGGTGGATCTACAGACAAGCGAAAGGGATACTCCACATACATTGAGGCGTATCTCGATGGGAAACTGAACATTACTGACAGCGAATGGAAAGACATCGTGCGTCAGGCCAAGGGCGGTATGCTTCGATTGCAGGGCACCAAGTCAGCCATGCTGGGCGGGACGATTGCTGACGCCTTCGTCAAGGACGCTTTCGGTAAAAACAGCGGCATGGCTTCGCTCTGGTCGATGTCCAACATGTTCTTAAACTATCCCATCAACATGATTGTCAGAACCGTGGAAGCTATGCGTAAGCGGGCCGAAACAGCCGAGGGCAAGTATACCGGCAAAGGGAAAGCGGCGAAGGTTGCTGGCGAGGCGATTAAGCCAGCCGCCCTCACAGCCCTGATGTCTCTCATGGTCTACGGAACCGCTGCCAAGATGAAGGGTGAAGATGTTGACAACATGCAGCAAGTTCTTGATCTGGCTTTCAACGAATGGGGAATTCGTGGTATGATGCCTGCATCGTTCGCACGAGACGCGTATAATGCACTGACTGGCAGGTTTGAAAAGGGCTTGACTGGGCTTGGAAGAAAGTTGATTCCCGGAATTCACACGGCCCTTGACACTGAGAAAAAGATCGTTGATCCGTTCGCCAACATCATCGGAGGTAAGGACAAATGAAACAGAAGTATGAAGTTCCAGTGGTAGTAGCCCTGCTTCTCCTCAGCACGCTGATAGCATGGGCCTTGTCTCCGAGCGGGGCGGTGAACCCTTCTGGAGTTATTGTTCCTGTTCGGTGCGACGCGAACGGAAACCTTCAGGTAACTGGAAGCACAGGGTCCGGTCTTCCCGTAGCTTCCGCTACAGCCAATGCTACCGATGCCTTGCCGTCGCTGCGCTGTGGCTGCTGAGTGCCGCTGAGTCGTGGCTGACGACACCGCAGCAGACGAGCATCGTGGAGCCGGTGCAGACTGGGCCGAAGATGGAGCAGGCGTTGCAGTCGCTGTCGGATGCGTGGCGGGAAGAGAACAGGTTGAAGCGGTGAGTATGGATAAACACGACTTGGCGATGGCTCTGTTTAAGGGACAGCCACATACTGACGTTCCAGACATGGAAGAGTTCAAGGAGTGGATTACGCAGCCAGAACAAGAACAGTTCTCAAAACAAATTGCCGACAGGGCGCAGGCTGTTCACATGTTTCATCCACGGGCTATCGGTGATGTGCTGAAGATTCTTGTCGAAGCATACGAACAGTTCAAAGCGTCTAAGGTATAATGGAAGTGAAAGGCAATCTCACGGTGAGGTGAACTCATGGACTATGTTTTATTGTTTCTTGCCGTGGTAATCTGGATACACGCGGAGACTTACGATGGTAGAGGCCGACCTTGTAAAATGGATCTGGACCAATCTCCCCACGCTATCAGTTGCGCTGATCCTCGCCCGGATTTATGTTGTAAGTTTGAGGCGAACAGAGGCACAGGATCGGAGATGTGCGAAGCACAGTGCGCTGATAAAGCGGTTGAAAGATGTGGCGATGTCAGAGCACCCAAATAGGGCTCGCGAAATACTCGAAGGAGAAAATGAAGATGATTGATTTTACCTCACTGGCTATCGGCTTGGCTCTCGGTCCTGCGTCCAAGTTCATCGTCAAGGCTTATCAGAAGTATCGTCAGCCTGTGATAGACGGACTCAAAAACATCGACAACAGCATTGAAGAGAAAGCGAACATCGACATTCCTGATGATTGGCAGGAAAAGTACGAACGAATCGTCGACTCTGGCGTCGCTTTCGCCGACAGATACGCCATGAACCCGGCCTTCTGGCGCAACGTCATTCGTGCCATCATGGCCAAAGACGTGTCCAAGATCGACATTCTCCTCGATGAGATCAAAAACATCGACTGGTCGAAATACATTTACGACCAGATGAGTGAAGACCTGAAGGAAGTCGTGAACACCGAAAAGAAGGCTGTCGCCGTAAGTATTGTCGCCAATCGAGTTGCTGCTGTCGATGCGGTCAAGAAGGGTGACATGAATCTTGCCGTAGTCCATGCCGCTAAGGCAGACAAGTCAGAAAAGATTCGCGACGACAAGCCTGTCACCAAAGAAGACATTGAGCGCATGATTGAAGAGTCAAAGGCTCGTCAGGAACTACTTCGTAAATGAAACATCTCGTTCTCATCAGACATAAGGATACCGGAAAAGAAACGGTGGGAACCCTGCATCTCTACGATAGCGGAAGAGAAGTTACCTCTTTCGCTACCGTAGAGTTGCCGTGGAAACAAAACCGCCGAAACGTGTCCTGTATTCCTTCTGGCGTCTATGCTATTATTCCTCGGTCGACAAGTAAGTATGGAGACCACTTCATCCTTGAGGGCATCCGAAACAGAAGCGGAATCCTTATTCACAAGGGGAACTACTACACTCAGATCAAGGGCTGCATCCTGATAGGAAGTAAGCACGCCGACATCAATAAAGATGGAGAGCTTGATGTTGTCGACAGCACTACTGCTCTCAAGCAGCTGACAAGACTGGTCACAGAAAGAACAAAACTCATTATCGTGGAGACGCTGAATGCAAGTAAAGTACATGGGGAACCTGTGTGAGCCTCAAGTTGATGGGGACGCAGGGTATGACCTTAGAAGCAGTGAGGGAGGGACTGTAAAGCCCGGATCGTTCTTGGCTTTCGGAACCGGAGTTCGCATGGCTATTCCCAAAGGGTATCATGCGGAGGTCAGGCCGAGAAGCGGACTCATGCGTAAAGGAGTTGTCGCTGGTCTCGGGACCATTGATTCTGGGTATCGCGGAGAAATCGGAGTGGTCTTGTTCAATCACTCTCAACAGCATTTTGAGGTTTGTCCGGGCGACAGAATTGCTCAGCTTGTTTTCGTGAAACACGAGACCCCGGACTTGAAGCTGGTTAAGGAACTGCCCACGTCGAACAGGGGCGATGGAGGCTTCGGTTCGACTGGTCTAAAATAGGAAACCACGCGACGGGGTACTCGCGTGGTGATTTGGATTCTGCCTCTCCCTTATGGGAGAGGCTTTTTTGTGTGCGCTGGAGTGAGCTCAAGCGTCTCACCTTCCCGCACTTCATCCGGGTTTATGTAGAAGAACTCCTGCTTTTTCTCCGACCACACCACGTAGTAACAGTTGGTTCCACGGGCCTTCAGCTGTTTCAACATGAGGTGCTGGTCGAGTCGACACTTACTCCACGGCAAGGTGACACCAGAAACGCACTTGAATTCGAGGAACCACACGTCACCTTTTGGCCCGATGGCGATAACGTCTGGCATAGCCGATTGAAACCTGCCGCCATGAAGTTTCAGTGACCAGTACTTTTCGTTCCGAGCCTTCCATGCTTTTAGGGCCGCTGTTTCGTTCTTCATTTTACTCTCCTTGCTGAGTCAATCTTGACGTAGTTGTACTTTGAAACACACAGGTCGAAAACTTTTCCTTCTTCCAGCTCCACAAACAGTGGGTTGAAGTAAGCCTTTTCTGAACCCCACTTGTCCTCTATCATGCAGGAGCCGTCCTTGATCTCCCACACTCTAGCCCTGACGATCATTTCGTCCTGCGGCAGACGGCCAATCTTAACCCTGTTCTCAGGGAAATCGTCGAGAGCGGCCCACTGAGCGTAGACTTCAGGGCACTTCTCGGCCATGCCGATCGCTTTCATGGCACCCTTGTCGCCTTTGCCTTCCATAACCTTTTTAGCCTTGGCTGGCCCTATGCCCTTGATCGCCGTAAGTCCGCCGATAATGTATCCGTCGATAGCGGTAAATCCGAACTGACTTCTCTGAGGGTCGTAGATCATGTAGTGCCATCCCGCCCGAATATACTCTCGAAGCATTTCCCGTCTCTTTACGTCATCAGTCTGGTTGAGGTAGTGAATGGCGAACTGAGCGGGATACTTCATCTTCAACCACATGCACCAGTAAGCCAGCATGGCGTAGGCGATGGCGTGAGACTTGTTGAACATGTATTCTCCGCACCTGTTGATGACTTCCCAGAACTCTATAGCTGACGCCTTCTCCATGTGTTTGGATGCTTCGTCGACAAACTTCTGGAAGTAAAGGCCGCGCAACTCCGTAACCTTCTTCTTGGATACGAGCTTGCGGAACTTCGTCACGGACTCCCAGTCGAAGTTGAGGAACCGGAGAATCGCCATGAGTTCCTCTTGATACACGAAGTATTTCCCCTTGTAGATAAACGGCTTGAACACGTCCGGCACCTTGATGGTGCCAGTAAGTGCGTTGGAGGCTCCGGGTCTGGCAACTGCGTTGATGAAAGCGAGATCCTCAAGGTTCGTGACTTTAAGCGTCTGAAGCGCTCGACGAACTGCTCCACCTTCAAACTGAAAAATACCCGCAACATCTCCTCGGTTAAATGCGTCGTAGACTTCTCGGTTATCTGGCTCAAGACGGTAGAGATCAGTGTTTTTGAGTCCAGTGTCATGTAGGATGTTTTGAACCATGTCGAGAGTGGAAAGCGAAAGAATGTCGAGCTTGAGAAGCCCCATCGCCTCAGCTCTGTCTTTATCAACTGACAGCACGCTTTCTTCTCCAGACCTGTTAAACGACACAACATCCTGAAGCGGTACAGGTGAAACCACGTATCCAGAGGCATGTTTACCAAGCTGTCGTACCTGACCTTCGATCTGTTGCGCCATAAGGAACTGCGGGAAGTGTTCACAGGCGTCTTTGATTCCGGGTAATTCAAGGATTTGCTCCATGTCGATCTCATCGTTGACAAGTTTCGGAACCTCTTTCCCTAGTTTTTTAACGAGTTCTCGATCAATGCCGTAAGCTCTTGCGATGTCCCAGAATACACTGCCCCCTCGATATGTAGTAAAAGAGCAGAGTCGTCCGATACGATCATGGCCGTATCGGTCGCCCAGAAACTTAACGACTTGTGGTGTGGAGTTGTGAGGGAAATCCGTATCAATGTCTGGAAAATCTTTACGGTTAATGTCCAAGAACCGCTCGAAAGACAGCCCCCAGCGAATTGGATCAACTTCAGTAATCCCCGTAAGATAGGCGATGAGAGACCCTCCAGCCGATCCTCGCGCTGGCCCCACACACACGCCTCTGGTCTTGAATTCGTGGACAACATCGCCCATGACGACAAAGTAAGCGTGGAGTCCGAGCTTGTCGATAACCGACATTTCGTATCGGTATCTTTCTCGGTATACCTCGTTCCTGATACTGTCTCCGAGTCTTTTGGCGTTAGCGCGTACCATCTCAACGAGCTTGCTTCTGGCATCTGGAATTTCGACGGGTCTGAGAGACGGGAGTTCGACGTTACAATTGTTTCCGATTTCGTAAGTCCGGTCAATTTCTTCTTGGGTGAAGCCATGCTCCAAAGCCTCCTTTGTGCTCATCAACCAGAGGTTGTCCGTCAGCTTGTAGCGGGACTTGTCTGCCATCCTCTGCTTCTGTCCGATGCAAAACATCAGGTCTTCTGCCGCATACTGTTCCTTGTTCGGATAATGGGTGTCAATCGTCGGACACAGGGGAATCCCGGCCATCTTCGATACAAGACGGAAGAAGTCGCGCTCCTCCCGATCAATGTGCTGGATCTCGATGTACACTTTGCCGAGCTTATTGGCCATCCACTTCGCTTTTTTGAGGACTGACTCTCTGTCTTTCTGGTAGGCTCGATGCAGGTATCCGTCTCCAAAGCATCCCGTGAGAAATATGATACCGTCGCGATGTTCTTCGAGCTCGTTCCACGTGATGCAGGGGCGTTTGTTGAAGTGGTCTGGTTGGTTTGATATGGACACGAGTCGGCACAGGTTGCGATACCCATTGTTCGTAGCCGCAAGAACAGTGAGATGATAGTACTTCTCTGTTCCGCCATCAACATACATTTCGCATCCGGGGATAAGTTTAAGTCCGTGCTGTCTAAACACCTTGTCGAATTCTCTGTGCGCGTAAATGTTTCCATGGTCAGTTACCGCCATAGTTTTGATGCCTAGTTCCAGCAGCTTCTGGGCGTATTGCTCTGCTGTCCCGAATCCGTCGAGGAACGAAAACGTGGTATGAACATGAAGTCCGATCATACTTTCATGTCCCTCGCTTTCTCAAGAACTCTGATTCCAGCCTCCGTCTTGTAGTGCTGTCCCTTCTTACGAATGACGCATCCCTCCTGCATCAGCATGGACAACATGTGCCGAGCCTCCATGCGCGGCAGGTTGAAGAACGTCTCCATGTCAGCCATAGAGAATGAGTCGACAGACAAAAGCAGTTTGATACCCCTCTTGCGTTTGTCTGAGAATCGGATGATCTGAGTGATGACGTCTCCAGAACAGCGTGCCATTTCTTCTGCATCCTGCTTGGTTGCGTCAGAGAACGACTTGTACCCTATCGCTCTGGAGTTAAAGCAGCTCCTCATGAAGAAGTCAGCATACTCGACGTGCTCAGGCTTGACAATGAGTTTGCCTCCTTGCTCAGAGTAACACCTGCCAGCCACGGCTGTGGCTACTCTCGCCACTCTGATGCGCTGCTCGTTCGGTTCGACCAATGGCACTGATGAGCAGTAGGTCTTGGACTGTTCCGACGCAGTGCTTAGAACAGCCTCGATGGTCTTGTCAGAGAATATGACGTCTTGGGGCCGTAGAGACCAGATCCAGCGAACAAGGTTTCTGAGCTCGTCCCATCTGGCAGCGTAAATGACGTCTTTAACGTTTGCATTGATTTTGGAGATTGGCACGTCGTCCGAGCGAACCCCGACAACAAAGTCAAATCTTGCAATATCTTCCGGGCGTCCAATGAGTTCCGCGACCGCGTGAACGCCAAACGTATATGAAGACATGCTGCGATCTGATCTCGGGTTGCTAATCCAGATAAGACGAGTGGCTGCGCGAGTAATGCCGGACTGCACTTTGACAACTTCAGCCACACCAGACGAGCGGACTGCCGACATGTTGCCAATGTCGTCCAGATCCAAGGATGACATTTCATCTGCGGCAAGCAGTTTTCCGTTGTTGAGTGGGATCTTTCCCCAGACAATATCCCATTTCGTACGGCTTCCAATCTGCTGTAGCCCACCAACCAGTCCCGCAAAGCTGGTGTTCTCGCATTTAAGAAATTCACCCATTCTAATTCCCGACACAATTCCTTCAACGATAGCAGATTTTCCGCAACGCGTGTCGCCGAGAATGAGTATGTCGAGCCATCCACGAGGTAGAACCCTACCCTGAAAGTTGAATCTGAGCACTGAGCAATATGTAAGAAGGGCAGCGGTTGCGACATAGTGTCGTTCGTAAATGCGAAGACCGACTTCTGTAAGCTCACGATCGAATGCCTCCAGTTTCTCTTTAATTTTTTGCATCTGTGATCTCCTTGCGAACAGGTCTTCGAGAGTAAAGAAGGGCATAATCCATGGACACGCTCAAGCCGCAGGGACAGACGGCGCAAGCCCTGCACTCTCGTGCGTTATCCAACATGGACATGTGCCTCCCGCAGACAGGGCACGTCACTTTCCCGTTTACCGTCGTCAGCCACCTGTCCATCTTTGTCCTCCACTCGGAAGTATTCACACTTGCTCTTGTCGATGTCGGAGCAGTCAGTGTCTTCTAGCGGTTCCGCCTCCACGATAAGTAGGACTGAAACCTGATCTCTGTGGTCTGGGACCGGGATGGCGGTTATTCTGTAGAGGTTGTTCGCCTGTACTCCAGAACCAATGAAATACGCTCTACGCAACACTGGGGTCCATGCCGTCTCATGGTCTGAGACGGTCATCCAGTCTTTTCTTGGATACAAGGCCAGCTTCTCGACATTCTGGTATTCAGTCACCGTGATTCTGCACGATCGACAGGTCATCGGGATGTCGAGCGATTTCTTGATCTGAGCGTCCTTGTCTCTCTCGTGCATGTCGACAAAACCAATCAGCTTTCCGTCTCTCCAGTCGATAACGTAGTTCTTCTGACCGCTGGAGTTTGGACACACAGAGCATGTCGTCTTCTTGTCGACTGAGCACTCTACAGAAATCGCTCTTGGTACAAGGTAAGGAGCCCGGTCTTTTCCGGCCACCATGACGTCGCATTGGACTGGTTTGAATGCCCACTTGGAGTGCTCTGTCTCCCAGAGCTTCATGGTCGCAGGATCTTCTATCTCGGCAGAGCTCTTGGACACAACATACGGAGGCGTGTCCGATATGAGCGCTTTCAGGTCTTCCTGAGTTCCGCCGTCTTTCAGCACCCAGTCAGAGAAGTCTTTTGACTCAGGTGATACGGGTAGTCTCAGGTTCCTGATCTCTTTGGCGACAAACTTGATGTGATTGATGACCTTGGCGGCTCCGAGACGACCGGCTCGATCGACGTCGTAAATGATGTGGACGATTTTACCGACAAGATAGCGCGTCAATTCATCTGTCCAAGTACCGGCACCGGAGGTCTGACAATAAGCTGGCAAGCCAAGCTGACGAGCAAGGATGGTGTCAGACTCACCTTCGGTCAGGAAGATGACTTCCTCGGTCGGAGGAAATGGGAAGAACGACGGCTTGCCGAACCCCTCGGCAAACGACACGATCTTCGGAGTTGCAGTCGACGAATACATGCGAAGGTTCACGCACTGGCCTTCGTTGTTTCTGACCGGGAAAGTAAATCTTCCTCCGTTGTGTCCGATCCTCAAAGCCTTGATGCTGTCTAGGTTGATACCCTTTGTAGCGAACAGCCATTCCTGAAGTTTAGGCTCGTCGAGCAGGTTTTGGTGAAATTGCTCTACCGTCTTTTCGTCGATGACCTTGAATGTTGAGGCGACATCTTTGATGTTCCCGGCCTTACCGCAGCCATAACAACGAAAGTTGCCGTCCTTGACGTAAAGAGTGAGAGACGGGTCTTTGTCGTCGTGCCAAAGACAGTTGATTTTGTATACGCTGGTTCCTTCAGGGATCTTTACGCCGAAGAACTGCTCGAATAACTCTTTCACGTTCGGCCCCTTTCATTTTAATGAGGGCGAGGGATAGTTTCCTCCTATCCCCCGCCCCGTGTCAAGTTATATCAGAATGGCACGTCTCCGGTAGCTGTCGGCGCACTCTTGGCGATGCCGTTGATGTAGTAGTTCACATACTTGTCCTTGTGAACCACGTTCACCGTGACGGTGATGCCGTCGATCTTCCCTATGTTCTTGGGGAGATCAGACATCTTCTGGATGCACAGACCCATAGCGATGAGATCGCCCTTCAGGAACCGGAAACGCTCCGGGTTGTCCAGCGAGTACAGCTTGCTCGCCGCCTGACCCTTGAGTTCACCTTCCGTGACCTTCAGCTTGAACTTCAGGAAGAGGCGTCCCTGCTTCGACTCGAAGATTTCAGGGTCTTCGACGCGGCACGTGTAGGTACCAGCAGGCAGGTCAGTGGTAGCGTTGGTGGTAGCTTCAGCTTCATTGAAGGACTGGTCGAACTGTTCCAGACGTGATTCGAGACTCATTTCATTACTCCTTTGTAAATGTGCCGACGAAATCGTTGTAGCCTTTGTCGGGCGAGTTGAACCGGATGTTTTCCTTCAGGTGTCCGGTTCGGTCTCCGCACTCCAGCGTGTCCTCGGCCTTCACGCAAAGAGTGCGGGTGCCATCTTCATTCACGTCGAGATACGTGATGACGTCTGACATCGCCATGACGACTCGGGCGGCGTTAGCGGGCAGAGTCGTTGTCGTTACCTGTCGCTTGATTCCCTGTACTTTCACCTCCTTCTGAACAGTGTGTGTGATGAGCCATACTCCCCAGCCATTTTTGCTGATGAAGGCCATAGCCCTCATGAATTCAGCCCTGACGAGATCCCACAGTCTGCCGAACCCCTTGTCCTCGGACTCGTGATTGACTCCGTTCTTGTTGCACACATACTCGCGACATCGCTGCCAGAGCATGTCTACCGTGTCGATGACGATAGTGTCGAAACGGTCTTTGTTCTCCGGTTTCGCCAGTTCGGCAAGAGCCTGACCAAACGTCACCCAGTCAGTGACCGACACTCGAAAACACTTCAGGAACTGGGTTCCTTCGTTGTCGGTGTCCATGACGATAGCTTTTGGATTCTGGACAGCGAACGACGACTTGCCGCTCTTGGGCTGTCCCATGATGGTGACGCGCAGCTTACTCGGGTTGGTAACTGGTACGTTTACGGTTTCTGGAATGAGAGGCATTTTTCTTTCCTTTCAGTTGATGATTGACTTTTCTGGGGTTGTCGTGATCGTCTTTTTCAGTTCGTTCAACTCGTCGAGGTGTTCCATTACCTGAGTGCATGCGATACCCGTCGCGATCAGGAACATGAGAACCAACTTCTCCTCCATGTTTCCCGGAGCCGCCGACAACAGCTTTACCAACAGTTTTGGGGTGTTCGTCACCTTTACCGTCATGGACGCCGCCGACAGGAACTGGTTGAATGTTTCGAGGGACATCCCGAACATTTCTTGAGCCATTTCCTCGGTCATGTTTGTCATTGTTCTCATTTTTATCTCCTGTAAGTGTTTTGAACTTAACTCTACCGATACTCAGCATCTCTTTAGCGATCCTCTCGATCAGTTCAGGCTCCATCTTTCTCGCCACCATGTTCCACAGGATCTTCGCCTGAATGTCCGGGAGCTCGTAGACGTTGTTATACACGCTGTTTCTCCTTGTAAAGAGGCAGGTTTGTGGCTTCATCCTGACAGAGCTGGAGATACGGGCAGGTCGTCATTCCACAGCAGGCGTATGGCGCAGCCTTCGGCCACACATCTCGCTTCATGCAGTTGTTGATGTTGGCGACAGTCATGAGGAACTCGGACACAGCGCCTTTCTTCTCGATCGCCACATCAATGTGAAGGAAGTGTTCTTCAGGCTTGTCTCTGTATTCAGAGATGATGCGTTGTTCAAACATTTCCTCGTTCTCGTCCTTGCGCTGGCGAATCTGGGTTTTCTTCACCATGCGAAGGAACGCCCGCTCCTTGTTGAACGCGATGGCGTTGAGGCGAAGCTGGAGGCTCATGGAGTGAGCGTTCACGTTATCGGAATTTGCTCGTGACGTCAGCTTCCACTCTCCGATAGCGTCAGGAATCAGAATGTCAGCTATCGCAACCAGAGTGATGCCGTCACCCATGTCGAATTCAGTTCGCACCTCATGATCTTCATTCGGAATGACTCCGTAATATTCTGCCGCCATGCGCCCGACCTTGTGCCATACGGTCTCTCCATCGAGACCAGCCGCGCCTTCGTGGAAGGACTTGCCGGTGTCGAAGTAGCTTGGAGTAGCGATGGGAACCAAGTTTCGCACGTAGTTCCAGTAGTACTTTTTCGGGCACCCCATGAAGGTCGAGTACTGAGAAAACGAGGACCGATCCAATTCGATACGCATAGAAACTCCTTTCAGTTTAAGTTCATGGTTCTCTTGTGATACTTACATGCCTTCGCGTCGAACACCAGCATGTTTAGTTTGGTGCTGTCGCCGAAAACATTCAACATCAGGTTCTGGATCAGGTAGGCCATCATCACTGACGACGCCATGGACGCAGTAGGCAGAACAAAGTCTTCTTCTGACATCTGGCTGGCCAAGTCCTCCATCACCTCGGAAATGGTCTCGAAGTTACACGGAGAGATGTTTTTACCTACGTATACGATTTCTCCGTGCTCCTCGGCGGCAGAGAAATCCACGCCTTCACGCGGGTTCAGAACGAACACCTTAGCCATCTTTTTCCCCTTTCATTTTCGCTTCTATTAGTAACATGCACTTTTTCACCTTCAAAGTCAAGAGATATTTTTTAACTTTTTCATCACGAAGTCTTTGACTTCTGTTTTCTCGCTTACAGCCTGCATCATCCACTCTTCGACAGGTGACGATACGAGGGTGATGTAATGAACGCTTTCGGTCTGCCCGATTCGGTGACTTCGATCTTCTGACTGGGATCTCTGTAGCAGGGAGAACGTCGGAGAGTAGTATATCACCCTTCTTGCCCGGTTACACGTGAAACCATACTGAACTGATTGCAGTTGCGCTACGAGAACCTTCACTTTGCCCGATTCAAAGTTTTCCACCCCCCGCGAGGCTTTATTGCTGCCGTCCGCAACTGAATACGGGACACAATTTCTTTCGAGGACTTCGATGATTTGGTCTCTTTCTTCGGTGAAGTTGAACCAGATGATCGTGGGGGAGTGGTAGCTGATGGAGTCGAGGTAGTCGATTTTGGGAGTTCCAAATCTAACAGTATCTCGTTTTCGCTCAGGAAGTTCGCCCACATCCCCATCGACTCCATCATCACTCTCAGCATGTGAGGTAGTGTAAACGAATCCCGACGACACTTGACGTAGCTTTGCAATTTCTGCAAGGATCGTCGTAACTGGGACATCGCCGACCGCGCCTGCTTCAACTCGCTTATAAACTCGCTTTTGTTCATTGTTCATCTCCATCTTTATGGTTTGGTAGGTCTTGTCCGGTATATCCAGACAGTCTTTTTTCATCACGGAAACGGAGTTACGTCTAACAATTTCTTGTAGAAGTCCAACATTTTTGAAACCAACCACCTCTTTGTTCTCCCATCCTCCGAAGACGCAGAAAGCAGATTGGAAAGTTCTTTTATTTCCGAAAACCATTTCATCAGCAGCTTGGAACTCGCCAAAGAGGTCGAGGAACCCATTCCCAACCGGAGTCCCAGTGAGCAGCACTTTAGATCGAGCTCTAACCGAGCGGCAAGCCTTACTTCTCGAAGCAGACGGATTCTTGATCTGCTGGGCTTCATCGAAGAACGCGATGTCGAACTCGGATAGCGATACATCATCAATGTCATTCCTCAGCGTTTCGTATGATGTAAGCCAGACAGGAAGGTTATAATCCATGATCCTGTTGGCTCCATGAAGCACATTCACGAGTCTGATCATGTTGTGTTTGTCAAACTCTTGCGTCCACACCGAAATAAGAGGAGCTGGGCATGTGATGAGGAATCTGGGTTGCAGACTAACATCTTCGTACATGACTTCACTTACGGTGTCGATGACGGATTTTGTCTTGCCTGTTCCAGTTTCAGCAAAAAGTCCTAGTGGACGCCCGTTGCGATAAGCCCACAACATAGCTCCGGTCATCCTCTTTTGATGTTCGTAAGGTTTAACTCTACTTTCAAGTCTGACCGGATCTATGTTAACTTCAGGGTAATCTGGAAACGAGAGTCCTAGATAGTGTTTCAGGAAAGACCTGACTACAAGGCAGTCTCTGAACTCCCATGCTTTGTTTTTAGGATTCCACCGTCTACCGGGAATTTCCCGGCATTTCTCGACGATGACCGGATCAAAAGGGAAGGTAAGACTTAGTGTCTTCTCGTTTTTTGACAGGAATAGGCTCATTTTCAGGCTCCTCCCAGTACTCAGCTGTTCCACTGCCGATCACCTTTAACTTGTACCTTTTCAGCTTCACGGTTGAGAACATTATAGGCTCGTCTTCAGTAACATGGCGGGAGGCAACACAAGCTCAGGCTCCATGTGTTTGGTCTGCGTCTCATAACAGCAGTATTCGGTGTCGGAGCAATAGGCGAAAACAGGAAAACAGTTTTCACACCAGATCAGCTGTTTCCCGCACTTCGGGCACTTGTCGGTATCGTCGCTCACGCCGCGCCTCCTTTCCCCGGCTGTCGCGGGGTGTAGTTGTTGCATGGTCCGGTTTCGTTGTGCGCCAATGTTGACGACCATCTGCAATTCTCGCACCATCTGCAGTCTTCGCAGCGGGGCGGCATCCTGAAGCCGACGATCTCACGGCCTGCGCCGGTGCAAAGTCGGCACATTTCCGAAAGCGTGCGGTGGTGCGAGTTCCAGCAGTCGTAGATCATTCCGGTTGCATCGCAGGCTGGGTTGTTCTTCTTGTCACACCGCCACAGCTTCACCGCTTGCTCAACCTCGGACCTTGTTGGGTGGCTCATGGTTTCTTTCCTTATGGTTCGTACTCGATGTCACAAAGACGTGTAGCGCCCATCACCCGGTTCCACGCGAGGATTGCCCCGCGTGCGGTCCGACGGATCGGGCCGTTCCACCCGCATCGACAGAACACCTCTTTGGCTGGCCTGCCGTAGCCTCCGCAAATAAGCGCGGCTCTCCCGCACGCGCACCGGCTGATGCTCGGCAGTGGTTTCTTGGCTGTCATTTTCCTTCCCCTTTCGCTTCCTGTTTGCACTGATACGACAACAGGCTTGCGCCACACTTGCGGCAATACGGCGGGAAGCCAGTCCTGCGCTGCAAGTCTAGTTCGTCATCCGTAATTTTCCGCACGTTATTTGGGTGCTTACAGTCGCAATACCAGACAAAATTGATGCTCATGCCGTGTCTCCTTTGGCGGTTCTGATAGCCTTGTTCCATCCGTCTTGCCGCGCAGCTTCAATCTCTCCTTGCGGCAATCCGGCGGCAGGCATCCCCTCCACCCTTCGCCCGATCTCCGCGTGACGGCGGCAGGCTGGGCAGACGCCGTAAAGAGCACCGGAGTACTTGCTTTCAATGGCGCTCTGGTCTCCTTCATCATAGGTCGATTCACAGATCAGGCACATCACTGTCCTTTGCATGACTTCTTCTCCCCGTCGGAAAATCCGCGCTGATACCACAGATGAGCTATCCCGTCGATAATCCCGCCGCATCTGTCGCACCTGAATCTGAAATCGTATTTATGCCGCCCCTCGATGCGCGTGAACGCGTGGCCCTCGCACTCTTTCAGCTTTTTAGAGTTTTCTTGAATCTGATTAAACCGCTCTATATCTTCTTTCGTGGTCATCACTCTCCTCCTTTGATTCGATTCAGCAGCGCACGGGCGCGGCAATACAGGCACTCGCCGCAAACATTCGACAGGTCGTACGTTCTTTGGCACCCGTTGGCAACGAAGATGTCCTCCAGCAGCTCCGCCATCTCGGGCGCGGCAACTGCCTCTGCCACCGCTACGCCAATCCGGTTATCCACGTCTTTGATGTCCTCCGGCATCTCATCGTAATCACAGATTTTGTGGTGCTCGGTTACTCCGCGTTCCTTGCACCACTCCACCCACGTTTTTCTGACAATGCGACCAAGCTGTTCCGGTGTCCACGGTGTTTTCATACTCCCCCCTTTATTTTCTTCAGCAGCGCATGTCGTAGTCATCACCCGGTTCCACGCGAGGATTGCCCCGCGTGCGGTCCGACGGATCGGGCCGATTGGCCGCCAGTGGGTGGGAGTCCGTCCGATGCCAGCTGTAGAACGGTCCGGGCGTGTGCTTATTCATGATTTTGTCTCCTTTCGGTAGATGAGCTTGTCGGCGTAGACTTCGAGAACCTCGCGGTTGCCTTCGATGATGAGCTTGTCTTCGTAGCCGTCTGGAGTTCGGTAGGCAATCTGGATTTCAAATCCAGAGTCGATATTGAGGGTGCACACGTTACTGCAGTCCCTCCGAATGATGTTGATGAAGAAGTCTTTGTTCGGGTTCTTCATGATTTGACGTAGCTCCCATCTGCGAGTTTGTTCAGGAGTCCCTGACTGATGAGGTCCATGAGTCTGGCTCTTGTGGTCTTCCTGTTCTTGTGTTCAAACCACACCTGAGCTTCGTGGGACGTGAACGGACGTGTCGGCAACAGGCTCATGAGTTGGTGGTCTCTGAGTTTCTTCATTACCACATTCTCCTCACAATGATTTTGCGCTTCGGCGAGTGGATTCCCCAGTCGTAATAGCAGTATCCCTCTTCCGGCATTTGTACGCAGCACGGCATAAGTACGACATACAGGCTCGACGCATTCGGAGCCATACTCACCATTTCGTCAAACTTGGCGTGTGGATGAACCCCCACAATCACGGTAGGATGATGCTGACTGACGTGTTCGTTTTCAGCGGCGAACTGTCCGGCAGTCATCTTGAAAAGGTTGAGTCGAGCGATGTCGAACTTGTGTTCGGTTCTGAGCGCCGGGTCGATCGAGTAGACGCGCCACGCGGTTCGGTAGGCAAACATGGCTCCCGTCCTCGGCATATGTCCGTCACACGGACACAGGCACACGACGCTTTTGTCGGCCAGATCAAGCTGAACATTCTTGCGAACCGCATCGTAAGCCGCCATGGACTCGGTGATTTCTTTTGCATTCGGGAAGAGGTTCTTCGCCAGCATGTCAGGAGTCGATCGAAGCCTGATGAATTCATCGAGGTATCGGTTGCTGGGACGTTTGATAGCGACGCTGATTGTCTGCTCTGTTTCGGTAACGGACTGGAGGATGCTGTCAGTTTTACTCATTTTCTGACCTTTCAGTTTAATTTTGCCCTCTACTAAGAATATATCTTTTCGAGGGCGAAAGTCAAGTTCATTTTTCAGTTACATACTCAAATACATCCACCTTTTCTCCACCTGAAATTTTCTCCATGGTCTTCCGCAACATCATCAGCCGCTGCGCGTTCGGCACCGTTTTCCAGAAGTTGATCATCTGGGTCGGAGTGAGTTTGTTCTCATGGAACATGAACATGATGCTGTAGTCATGCTGAGTGAAAAACTCGATGATCTTCCGCCTATCGAACTTAAATTTGCATTTCATAAAAACCTCCTGTAATTCAAATATGCACTTTGAATGCGATAAAGTCAAGTAAAATTTTGCCACTCAAATTTTCCGCGCAGTAGGTCTCCGGGGTAAGACTCAGTAGGTCTCTTCTGTCTCTTTTTCTTTTTTTCAGTAAAAAAAATAGCCGAAGGCACGTGGCCCTCGGCTATTTCTTATTTGAGATTCATCAGCTTTCTGCGTTGCTTTTCGTTGACGTCGAGTTCGTTTACTTCAGCTTTTCTTGTCTGGCAGCACTTCTTGCAGATGAATCCCCATGTCTGCCTGATGAATCCCGTGGTTTCTGTTTGGCACAGGAAGCATCTTTTTTTCATTCACCTACTCCTCTCATGATGCTTCTGTACAAGTCACAGCTGTTGTTGCATCTTTTGCTGCCCGACTCTTCTGGACATTCCTGACATGTGGTTATCGTTTTTACCCATGTCCTACAGTTATAACACCATGATTCTTTGTATCCGATTCTTGTTGTCTGTTTCGTTCCCAGTTTTGTCCTGCACGCTTGGCAATACGTTGTTTCCCACGTTGGTCCTTGATTGTATGACTTGTACTCGTTCCAAATCATCTGTCCGTATGTTGTGATTTTCTTCTGGAATCGTTTTGCCGATATCGTTAGTCTTGGTGTTACTTGGTACACTCTGTTTCCCAGCGCGTGCATCTTAGCACACTCGTCCGGGATGTCTTTCTCTTCGGATGCGAAGCACACGTAGTTTTCGTCAAATCCGAAATACACTGGATCAGACGAGTCGCATACTACCCATAGGTCTGGACTTTCCGTGTGCAGCACTCCCAGTCTGAACGATCCGTCGATTTTCTCTGACGTGTTTCTCAGCGCTGTCATGAGATCGTTGTGTTTTTGACCGTTCATCTGGTCGATGAGGATTTTCAGAATCGCCTCTGAGTCGCACTCCGTTTCCTGCTTTTCATGCTTGTTTGATACTACTCCGTTGTGTACAAGCATTACTCCGAGCGCTGTGTTGATGTGTGGGTGGTTGTTTTCGTTGATTTCTGGTTTTCCGTGTGTTGCGAATCGCGTGTGCGCGATCATGAGTCTTGTGTTTGGGATTGTTACTTTTGAGTCTTTGAACTTTCCCGGTTGTTTGTGGTAGTAGAATTGTTTCTTTTTCTCATCTAGGTAGGCCCATCCCCACGCATGTCCGCCACGTGACTCGTTCTTCACGAGCATTTCTTCGAATAGTTTTTTAGGCATGTTTCCAATGTATCCGCAGATTCCGCACATATTATTCGACCCATCCTTTCAGTGTGTTTGTGTTTTCGAGATCGACAATGAATTCTTCGAGTTCTTCCGTTTTCGTGAACTTTACGACGTCATGTCGACTCAAGTAGATGTGTACTGGGCTCGTGAAGAACTTCAGCTGTACTTTTGCGTCTCCGTTGTGCTTTGGTTCTTTACCGCAATTGAACATTTTGTTTCCTGCTGATATTCTCCACGTCTTCGGATGTAAGACTTGCGATCGTGCTTCCCAGTACTCATGTCCGATTCCGAGATTTTGCAACATGTGAACTGTGCAACAGTTGTAGATCATTGGCGCACCTTCGATCGTGTGCATGTACAAGTTTCGCCATAATTCGATCCATTTCGCCAACTTTTGCTCGTTTACCGTTCCTTGATGACACCGGATTTCGATTGTTTCGTGCTCTGTATACGCACATCCGTTAATCGCTCGGTATCGTTCGTATTCGTCAATTATCCACCATCTCGGATACCTTGTGGTGTTTGCTACGAGTCTCAGCTTCATTTCTGGTCTGAACATGCAGTACGAGTTCTGCGTTCTTGATGGAGCGATGATTTGCTTGAGTGTTTCTTGGATGTGCGTTGCGTTTAGATAGAATCTGATCGCATGAAATTGGTCAACCCAGTTTCCGATGTGTAGGTGCGTTCCCTCCTTTTGCGTGATGGCGCACTCTGCTTCGAGTTTGTTGAGCGTTTTCTTGATTTCGTTCCATTCTGTGATCTGGAATGGTGGCGTTACGAATTCGTACCCACTCATAGTCGATCCATCTTGATGTATTCCCCATCTGGATGGTACGATTTCGTTCACCGGACCTTTTGGAAGTGAGCCGACTTCGAGTTCAATTCCGAAGGTCGGTTCTCCTGGCAACATGTCTTCCATGTTTTTCTTTGGCTCTCGAACTCGAATCTGCCACACTCTTTCGATGTGACGACTCTCGTGCGCTGACTCGCACGATGGGCAGTAGTGTGTGTCACATTCGTCGCAGTATGCGACTTCTTCTTCAATGTGCCATTCATCGCATGATGGGCACCTTTTATACCCTGCGCTAATAGCGCAGTCGCTTGAGCAGTAATTCTCTTCTCCGATTACCAATTCCTGCTGGTGCCATTCCTCGCAGTTTCCACATACTCTCCATCCTGCTTCTACTGCGTGCTCTTCGCAGCAGAAGTGATGGTCTTCTATGTTAAGCCAGTCTTTGTGATCTTTCGGCCTTGGTATTGAGCACGATCTGAGATCACAGCTCACGAAGCCTGCTGCTCTCTTGCATTTCTCCGAGCAGAAATGCAGGAACTGCCGACTTCCGGGAATTCGCACATTTACTGTAGTTCGTGACCTATATCTTGGAAGTCGCGAGTCTTGGCATGTTGGATTGTCGCATGGATAGAGTTCTGTGTTGTTTCTTGCTTCTTCGCAGCACTTTGCGCAGATTACTTTGTCGTGTGTGATGAAGATTTCCTGTTCTGGGTCTTCCAGAACTTTCACTGTTCCTGCGCAGTTACAGCATGATGGGATGCTGTGCATTCCCATTAGTATTCGCTTGTAGCTTGAGATGTGCTCCGTGTTTGCGCTTTCAATTGGAGTCCATACTGATCGTGAGTCTGGGCCGTTTATGCGACCTTCTCTGTTGACCCAGATCAGGTTCTTTTTTGGCCACCAGAAGCACCATCCTCTTGTGAACTGTGATTTTACTCGGATGATCAGTTTGTCGATGTTTTCTACTTCTCGGTAGTTCATGACGCGTCGAAGAAGTCTTTGTGCTTTTTGATTCCATGTGTTCCATTCCTCCTCGTCTTGGAGGAACCTTCTCATTGAGATCAGGTCTGCCATTGGCGTTGTTGTCTCTTCGATCAGTGTCATTGTTTGGCCGATATACTCTGCCCAGTTTTTCAGGGCTCGTATTACTTCAGTTTCGGTAGCTGGTAGATCCCATCTGATTTTCGTGCTGTTTTGCTCTCTCTTTGTTCCCGGCGTGTATATTGCGTGTCGTCCGCTTCCTTCTATTATGTACTCTGGGCAGTTTTGCGCACAGACTGTGATTGTGAACGCTCCTTGTTCTGTCATGAATTCCGTTTGTTTCGTTTTTGCGACCCATAGATCGATGTTTTTCGTTACGTTTTCGTATGAGATCGTGTAGGTTTCCTCGTCGATTCTGACGTTGAAGCAGTTGCTGATGTTGAACAATTTCATGCCTATTCTCCTTTTCCGTTTGAAATGATGGGTTGGTGCTTGAATTCCGTTTCGTAGTTGGCCCGCATGAATGCAGACCACGCTTTGTCCCATTTGCTGTGGACGTTGAAGACCTTTGTGTCTTCGTCTTCGATGAGCTTGTTGTACTCCTCGATCGTCATCGGATCAATGCGAAGCTCGTTTTCGGACTTTTTCAAACTGATTACCCAGATGATCATTTTTCTACCTCCTATTTTTGAAATTAGGCCGTAGGCAACCTACAAGGCCCACCGAGTCACAGGAGGGTGAGGTGCCGCCCAATGCGTTACCACCACGGAACGTGGACCAAAGCCGCGATTTATTACTTAAGATTGTGGAGCTGGGTATTCAATGAACTCAGTAAAAAAAACCCGGCTTGCGCCGGGGATTGCGACTAGAGCTTGATCAGTTTTTGCCACTCCCGAGCTCGGTCGTAGTGCCATGCCGGGGTCGAGTTCGTGAAGAACTCGCGAACGTAGCGTCCGGGCTCGTCGGTGAGGACGTGAAGACGGGCCTGAAGCCCGTGCCCCCCGACATTTTCTGCCTCGATGTGAACGAGGGCTTCGGGGTTAAGCGCCATTAGTTCCTGCACGTCTTCCGTGCTGAGGGCGTTGATGATTTCGAGGTTGGTCATTGTTTTTTCTCCTAAGTTTGATGAGCAGTTTTTGTTAGCGTCTCAAGACTTGCTTAGGTCTCCAGCCAGTTCTGCGGTATGGCGACCGAAGTTGGTGAACTAGAAGGTGGCGGCGACACTTTCCATGTCGCCGATGGTGGCCGCTAGTTCCTCAGCCACCATCATGGAACTGTCGAATTCGCAGAGCCAAGCGAATCCGACTGGGTTGCCCGTCAGATCACGGGCAATAACTAAGCCACCCTCTTCGAGGGTGAGAAATCCCTCGAACGAGGGCAGTTTGGAAACCAGACAACTCTTGATAACGTCGAGATTGAACGACGTCATGCTTACCTCCTTTGGGAAAGAGTGCCGTGCGTCTTCACACGGCGGTAGAGGTCTACTTCGATGAGTGCATCGACTGGAGGCGGCGATGCGCCTCCTTTACGGCCTCGAAGAAGGACATTTGTGCCTTCTCCTCGACCAGCGACTCAAACGCTGGTTCGCGTTTTCCGGGGTTCTCGACCCCGAGGGCAAGCGCCAACGCGCTGCAGGCCAACGCGAACTGCGCTGGCGTCAGGGGAGTGTTAAGAGCGTCGAATTTTTCCCAAAAGTTTGTTTTCACACCAAAACCTCCGAGTGAAATCATCGCCTCGGGCGAACCGGACGATGTTCATGGGGTCACAGGAGGGTGAGGTGCCGCCCAAATTGTGTACGGAATGACTAAAATTGCAGGTGAAAAATGGGAGCTTAAAAAAAAGAGGTAATTAAAGTGTATTAAAATGATGGCCGAGGTGTTTGAGGTAACGAAAAAGTGGTAGAAAAGTGAGCGTTAAACGTTGGCTTTGGAGAATCCGATGAATAGCGGAAAAGTCGATTATTTGAAGGCGAGAAATTGCAATTAAGAAATACAAATACTCTCGTTTTGGGGGAGCTCTAATGGTCTCTCTGTCTCTCTCTATGCTACTATATACTACTCTCTCTCCTTTTTAGACGAGCCACGAGAGGAATGATTTAAGATGAGTAACGTTACAATTATGCGTGCGATTTTCGTGCGATTTTTTTCGTAGGTAAATAAAAAAAAGGTGTACCGCGTGCACAGGCAAAGCGCTGAAACCCAGCCAGCAAGCGAGTGACAGGCGCAGCACTTGCCTAGCAAGTGATGTGACTGGCGCGTAGCTTGCGCCCTTCTCTCTATGAATACCTCCCTTCTGGGAAGAGAAGAGGCAGGCAAGGTAGTCAGGTTGCACTGCAACGCCTACTATATCTTAGCTGCACGCGGGACGCGTGACAGCGTAACGCTGAACGCATAGGGCGAACGAAGTGAGCCCGTCCACAGGGGGTGAATGCGAAGCAGAGGGGGCGCGAGGACGCCCCCTCCCCCAAACAGCCGAACGAAGTGAGTCCCCTATCTATGAACGGGGAGACCGCTTGTCTGTATCTCAAATAAAAAAAATTACAAGATGTCGTATCTCAACCAAAAACCAAAAAAAAATTGCAAAAAAATTTTTTTTGTGCTATAGTAGAAATATGCTAGACGAATTTGCACGTCAAATCATGCGAACGCTCATGAGTGAGATGCAGGCTGTGGATACGGCGGGGAACATTGACCATAAGACCCGAATGGCTGCTCTCAAGGAGGCTCGCGCCTTTGTTCAGAGTATCCTTCCCCGTCTGACCGAAGAGGACAGAGGAACGTTCTCGCACTCCATGGCTTCGGAGATGAAGAGTAAGCTGGCACTTCTCATTCAGGAAGAAGAGAGACTGAAAGCACTCCCCGATGCAATCTCCCAATCTAAATAACACCCTCCTTCGTTTCGCTACGCTTGGCCTTGGGTACGATAAGGTAAACGTCGACGAGCACGGGATTATCCTGAATCTTCTGGAAAAGCTGGCTACTCCGTATATCGACCCGAGCATTCCGACGCCGAAGAAGCAGACGATCGCGAAAATCATGCTTCCTCGGGCAAGCTATAAGACAACGATCGGGTCGGTGAGTTTCCCCATGTGGGTTCTCGACAGGAACCCGGATTTACGAATTCTTGTCGACTCGGAAACCTACAATCTGTCGAAAAGCATTCTTTCCGAGATAAAGCAGCAGTACGAGAGCGGACCTTACACGAGGTTTCACCCGCCGATCGACACGAAGAATACCCGGTGGAGCGAAGACTCGATTATCCTGCCTTCCCGTAAGGTGCCGAAGAAGGAAGGAAGCATAAACGCAGCCGGTCTTGATGGTATCAAGGCTGGTATGCACTACGAAATCATTATTGCCGACGACTTACATAGTCAGCACAACACGAAAACGCAGCACCAGATTGACCAAGTAATCGAACACTACCGTCTTCTTCTTTCGATTTTGGAGCCGCACGGGACTTTGATCGTGATTGGAACGCGATGGGCGGCGGAAGACGCCTATTCAACGATCGAAAATGACAGCAACTATTCACTTTTCATCCCTGCCGCCAGTACGGTTCCGATGAATCACGCTTCTGACAGGCCGTCGTTGCCTACGGCACCGCTTTTCGTCTACGACCACACGACAAAAGACTGTATCCAGACGTCGGATTACTTCCTGAATTTCCCGAAAACACTGAACGAAGACCACTTGAAGGCGATTCATCGTCGACAGGGGGACTACATCTTCTCGGCTCAGTACCTGCTTCGTCCTGTAGCCTCTAGGGATCGGCGTTTCAGGGACGAATGGATTCAGTTTTATGAGGAGAGCACGGAGTCTCCGCCCATAGATTACATCCCCACAGCCCCGCCACCTCTGAGTTCAAAGTTTTTCCGTAGGATAGGGTTCGTAGACCCGGCGTTCACGACTCAGGATTACAGCGACCCTTCGGGTATTGTGATTGTGGCGACGAACTCGAAGCGGGACATTTACGTGAAATACGCGGAACAGCACAAATTGGAGCCGTATCAGCTGATTGAACTGTTGTTTCAGCTGACGGAACAGCATGGAGTCGGAGAGTGGTACATTGAAGATGTCGCTGCACAGAAGGTTCTGAAGTACTTTTTGGAGTATCTGGCGGGAAGAGAGAAGAAAAGACTCGTGTTCAACCCGATCAAGAGCGGGGGAAGAAAGAAGGAACACCGGGTATACTCCTTGCAGCCGTATTTTCAGAACAAGAAGATATACTTGCACAAATCTCAGGAGATTCTGTTGCAGCAAATCAAGAACTTTCCTATTTTACGGTACGATGACGTGCTCGATGCGCTTGCATACGTGCCCCAAGTAGTCTATGATGGCATGAAAGTGACCCCTTTGTCGATCAGACCAGAGGGATACACGTTGGCAGACGCCCTGAAATCAATCCATAAGACGGAGGCACGTGGGATTCGGCCCATGAACACCCTATGAACTACAAAAGCATGGTAGAAGCGGCCCGAGAGTACTGTAAGCGTCAACACGACCGCTGGGATAAGAGCATCGCCTTGTACAAGGGCATCATCTCCGACTTCCGCAAGCAGAAAAAGAAGGATTGGGTCCACATGATCGAGGTCAACGTGACCAGACCGACGATCGACGCCATGCTTCCCAACATCATTTTCAAGACTCCGAAGATTATGGTGCGTCCTGCTCGGGAAATTGCGGACCAGAATGAGTCGACAATTGCCCTCGGCATTGAAAACGACATGAACGCCATGCTTCTTGAGCTCGACATCGCTCGGGAATACAAAGCGGCCACCAGAGACGGGCTCATTCTCGGCGTTGGCTTCGTGAAACACGGATTGACCACGGATATTGGCTACGACAAGGACAACTACACGTTCCCGGCCCCATTCTCAGTGAGAACTTCGCCTTGGGAGACATGGGTTGACCCGGCTTCCAGAGATCCTCGCCTTGCCGACGCAGGATACGTTTGTTTTCGCACGATCGTCCCTCTTGAGCGAGCCAAAAAAGCTCCAGAGCTCACGAACACGAGCAAATTGCAGGCAACCATGGTTCTTGACACGCTCCCACAGCACGTCAAAGAGCAGAGGAATGAAAGAAGCTCCTCGATCGAGTACACACAACTCATTGAACTGTGGGATCGAGAAAAGAACAAACTCATTGTACTCGACGATGCTGGCGTTATCTATCGAAAAGATGACTGGCCCTACGATCTGAAGGGAAACTTCCCTCTTTCGATTATCTCGTTCAATCAGGTACCGGAAGAATTTTACTGCATGGGCGAACCGGAATTCCTGTACTACCTACAACTCGAAGCGTCTGAAAAACGCACTCAGCAGCTGAATCACACTCGTCGATTCAATCGAAAATATCAGGTACCGAACGATACTTCCGACGACGACGTGAACTCGCTTCGCGAAGGTGAAGACGGCACGGTAATCCGCTCCAACGGCACGGTTACGCCGATCGCTGACGCTCCTCTGTCTCAGGACGTCTATCAGGAAATCGGCATGATCATGGCCGAGGTCAAGGAAGTTACTGGCATCTCTGCTTACCAGCGCGGAGGCTCTGAGTCTGGCGTTTACTCCGCAACAGCGGCCAAGATCATTGATGCGAACGCCAACATTCGTGTCGAAGAACGTCGGGATGAGGTCGCCAAGTCTATTGCTCACGGAGCTCGGGTTCTCTACAACGTGATGCGCGAGACAAAGGGCTGGCCCGAGATGGAATTCAACATCACTGTCGACGTATCCACGATGCAGCGCCCCGACGACGAAGGAAAGCGCAACCAGTTGATCCAGTTCGGCCAGATTGGCGGTCAGATGCCTGAGTTCAAGCGGGCCAACTGGCTCCGCGACCTGTCAGTCACGTTCCATAAACCGCCCGAGCAGTATGCCATGACTGATGAGGAGATCCAGCAGGCTCAGGCGAATCAGCCGCCTGACCCGGAAGCCCAGAAGGCTCAGATGGAGATGCAGTTGCTCCAGCAGAAGGCCCAGATGGACATGCAGAAGGCTCAGATGGACCTCCAGATGAAGCAGCAGGAAGCTCAGATTGAGCTCCAGAAAGCTCAGATGGAGATGGAGATGAAGCGTCAGGAGATGGAGATGAAGCTCCAGCTTGAACGCGAGAAGCTCGATCTGGAGCGGGAAAAGATGAGTCTGGAAGCTGAAAAGGCGCGATTCCAGCAGGAAAACATGGTTCGTGAAGGCCAAATCAAGGCGCAGCTGAGTGAACACGAGATGAGTCTCAAAGCCAAGACGGCGGAACAGAATGCCGAAATCGCACGCCAGTCGGGCGAGATGAAGCTCAAGCAGTCTGACGAAATGCACAGGCAAAAAGTCAAGCAGGCCAGAGGTAAGAAGAATGCCAAACTTTGATTTCCGCTGCTCGGTGTGCCAGTCCACCCAAACAGACTGGCTTCCGTTCAAGGCGATCGACAACAAGGACTTGTACCCGCAGTGCTGCGGTCAGCCGATGACGAAGTTGATGTCGGCACCCCCGTTCAAGTTCACGGTGCCTCCTTCCGGGCAGTATTTCCCGACGATCGACAAGGTGTGCCACACGAAGGAAGAGTTCTACAGGGAAGCGGAAAAAACGAAGAAAAGTATGCGGGAAGCGAGCGCGAAAAGAGAAAGCATTGACACCTGACGGGTGTTGTGCCATATATGTAGTAGGAGTTGGAAATGGAAGACGAACTGGAAGTCCTCGATGAAGGTACGGTAGAGTCCGAAAATGAAGGTACGGTGGAGTCCGAAGTAACGGAGACCCCCAAGCCTGAGTCTACGGAGACTCCCGAGCCAAGTGAAGAGGAGACTCCTGAAGTCGATCCCAACAAGTTGCCGCCCGAGCTTCAGAAGCTGTACAAGGGCTTTCAGTCCTCATACACGAAGAAGATGCAGGCGCTGCAAGAGGCGATGGATGCGCTGACACCGCATAAAGATCGCTTGGCGTTGATTGACAAGGCTATCTCCGGTGACAAGGAAGCTATGGCTACGCTTGCCCGCATCGCGGGAGCGCAGCAGCCTCCGTCCGAGGCAAAGGAAACGAAAGAGTACAGCTACGAAGACGTTCCCGAAGCATTCGAGGACACGAAATCCTTGATGAAATTCATGGATTCTCGCTTCAATGCGGCACTGAACAACTTCGCTCAGTACTTTCAATCGCAAGTCCTGCCTCAACACCTTCAGCCTGTCCAACAGCTGAGAGAGGAATCTGAAGCGAAAGCCGTCCAAGCCCAGATCGCAGAGATGCGGTCTAAGTACCCGGATTTTGACTCGAAGGTCAAACAGATCATCGAGATCCGCAAGGAGAATCCGGGGATTGGTCTGGAAGCGGCCTACAAACTTTCGACGTGGGCACCCAAAGTGTCCGCTCAGAAGATTGTGGCCAAACCGGGTGCTCGTCCGGGAGCTATGACAGCCAAGGAGCCGAAAGGCCCAGTGTCGTGGGAAACGGCATTCAAGCTGGCAACCGAACGGTCGGGCAGATCGTAACATTCTAAGGAGTAATCCAAATGCCTCTCAGTTTCGACGAACTTTCCGCGACAACCTTCAAAAACTATCGGAAGACCTTCTCCGATAACATCATGAAGAAGATCGCCCTGTACTCGTTCATGAAGAAAAACGGGAACATCGAGCGCAAGCGCGGTGGTCTCAAGCTGGTCGAGCCCCTGATGTATGGCCTCAATACGACTTTCAAGTCGTACTCTGGCTATGACACTCTCGACACGACTCCGCAGTCCGGTATCACCGCTGCGGAATACGACTGGAAGAACGTGGCCGTCTCTGTCACGATCTCCAAGGAAGAGGAAGATCAGAACTCGGGCGAATCGCGCATTCTGAATCTGCTCAAGGGCAAGATCCAGCAGGCCGAAAAGACCTACACCCTTCGCTTCGACCAGATGTTGTTCGGCGACGGTTCCGGCAACGGCGGCAAAGACTTTCAGGGTCTGGACTATTTCCTCCGCACCGATCCCACGGCTTCGGTGAGCATCGGCGGAATCGACCAGAACACCTACTCTTGGTGGCGCAATCAGTATGCGACACCTGCCACCTTCGTCACCAACGGTCTGGGCCTGATCAACATGCGCCAGATGTACAACAAGTGTTGCCGCGAAGGCGACGCTCCCAAAGTCATCGTCACGCATCGCGAAGTCTTCGAAACCTACGAGTCGCTGATGACCTCTCTGGAGCGCTTCACCTTCGACCCGAAGAAGAACCTTCATGGCGACCTCGGCTTCGAGACCCTGACCTTCAAGGGTCTGCCGATGTTCTGGGACTACTACTGCGCTGAAAAGACCATGTATTTCCTGAACACCGATTACCTGAAGCTGGTCATGGACAGCAACAGTGATTTCGAGATGACTGAATGGCGCGTTCCGTTCAATCAGATGGCCAAGACCGCGTTCATTATCGCCCGTGGCCAGCTGGTGTGCAACAACCGCGAACTTCAGGGCAAGATCGTATTCACCGCTCTGAGCTGATCTTGACTGACCGACTCCGACAGGGTATCCTGTCGGAGTAGGTCGAACCACAAGGAGAACATCAATGTCCATCAACAAGATGCTCAATAACCCCGAATCCGGTCTGGACGAGGAATTCGTCGACTTCGTGAACAATCACAGCGCGGCTCTGGCCGATGGTGATGTTGTCGTCATTGACGCTTCCGTCATCACGTCGACTTCCCAGAAGCAGGGTGCCACCGTGACTACCACGAACTACAGCGACCAGATTCTCGGCGTCGTCCATGACCCTCTGGGCAAAGGCGTCGGCGTCGGCGAACGCGGCGTAGCCATGATTAAGGGCTACGCCGCGTTCGCCGACGCCGACGCCTTTGCCCAGA